TAAGAGTTTTCACTAATGATTTTTTTTATAAAGTAAAACTCAATATAACTAAAAAGGAGACTTATATGTCAAATTGGTTTGATGTAGATAAGTCAGGACTTGCAAAAGTCCAAGCTGAAAAGGAAAAGTTTTTTGTAGTTCAAGAGTTAGTATCAAATGCTTTTGATGAAAACATAAAACTTTGTGAAATCAATTTTAAAAGAATTGATGGAACAAGAACCTATCAGCTATCTGTTCATGATGATAGTCCTGATGGATTTCAAGACTTATCTCATGCGTACACTTTGTTTGCTGAATCTTATAAAAAAGGTAATGTTAAACAAAGAGGTAGATTTAATCTTGGAGAAAAACTTGCATTAGCAATGTTTAAATCTGCAAGTATTACATCTACTAAAGGAACAATTACTTTTAATGACCAAGGTAGGTCTAAAAGTAAAAAATGTTCTGAAGCTGGTACTACTTTTACTGGAGAGATTGTATTAACTCAAGATGAGTACAATACAATGCTTGATAAGGTTAAAAGTATAATTGTACCAAATGGGGTTACTCTTAAGGTAAATGGTATTGAGGTTGATAAACCAAATATCAAAAAATCTTTTGAGACAACACTGCCTACAATTATTTCTGATGAAGATGGTAATTTAAAAAAATCTTCAAGAAATACTATTGTAGAAATTTATCCTAAATCAGAAGATAAAGGTAAAATCTTTGAGTTAGGCATACCAGTAGTTGAGATAGATATTGACTACGATGTAAATGTCTTACAAAAAGTTCCTCTAAATAAAGATAGGGATAATGTTACTCCTGCTTTTAGAAAGCAGTTAGCAACAGATGTGCTTAATAATTGTTTTTCTGATTTATCAGATGAACAAAAAAGTCATGGTTGGGTAACTGATGCATTAGAAGATGCTTCTGAAGAAGCAGTTCATGATGTAATTACAAGCAAACATGGAGATGATGCAGTAGTGTTTGACCCTAATGATCCAGAAGCTAATAAAAAAGCACAAGCAGATGGTCGTGAAGTAATTTATGGTGGTTCTTATAATTCCAAAGTTTGGGATAGAATAAGATCCACATCTGCTTCAACTGGCTCTTTTAAAAGTTCTGGTTCATACTCTGCTTTTGCTTCACCTGAATTTCAAGGTGGTGCAGAAGAATTACCATTGGAAAAATATACTGATGGTATGAAAGAGGTTGTAGAATATACCAAGAAAGTTCACAAAGAATTAATTGGTATTGATGTAGAGGTATCTTTACATGATGGTGAAGGTGCTAATGCTTCCTACAATGGTAGAATACCTAGAATATCTTTCTTTTGGAAAGTTCTAGGTCGTGCTTGGTTTAATCTAAAAGTCAATAGAGTTGATATTGATAGATTGCTAATACACGAGTTTGGTCATTACTATTGTTCTGACCATTTGGATACTAACTACTACAAAGCACTTTGTAAATTAGGTGCAAAGTTTGTTGATAAAGTTAGAAGCCAAAAACTTTAATTAAAGTTCAAGGGGTGGCGGATACACTGCCACCCCCCGATGATTCGTTTAAACTAAAAAAAGGGAGCCAAGAATAGGCTACATCTTAAATAGAACATAATTTATATCATTTTTTTCTTGTCAAAGCAATCATAAATGTAATCTCTGACTTTTTTATTTTGTTTTAATACCTTTGTTAATCCATCTCCTAAAGCCATTACGATAGGTTCTTCACCTCTATCTTTGACTTTTAAACCATCATTAAATATAATAATATGAAATATCTCATGTAAAAGTGTATTTAAAAATACTTCACCTTTCATATTTTGATCAAAATTTACAGTTTGTTTAATTGTATCATAAAGACCATAACAATTATCAGTTTTTAAAAGGTCAGAATAAATTACTTTTATAGTTTTTTTACCATACTTTATTGATTTAAAGTTTGGATTTATAAGTTTCATTATTTACCTATAAGTCTTTTTAATTTATCTATAAATTTACCTACTGCTTTAAATGTTAGCAATTTACTAGCTTGATTTCCAAACTCATCTGTTACGGTTACCATAATACTTTTTTTTGTAAGTGTTTTTCTAGCATTTATACTATTATCTTTTCGTTTCAAATTCATCTTGTAAACTCTCCATTGAAATATTTTTTACTTCTTGGATATGGTTATCCCAAATATCTATTTCGCATATTTGGTAAGTCCAACCAGTCAAACTATGTCTTGCATAACTTTCAATATGATTATGTGGTAAAGCACAACCTAAATTAAGTATTCTTGTAAAATCATTTTTAATATTACTTATTTTTGGTATTCTTACATCTTGTGCTCTATGACTATGACCAAAAACAATATCAATCTTTGATTTGTTTGCTACATTTTTTTCACTAGCTTCTCCACCATATTCTTTACCCATTGGATTAATTGGTGCATGAATAAATCCAACACCACCTAACATTAAATATTTGCCCCAAGGTATTACATTCCATTCATATTTTTTACATATTCCAAAGTATTCTCTTTGACCCATATTATAAAAACTTGGATTTTTATCTTCATATCTCCATAATCTTCTTTCATGATTACCAAGTGTAATATATTTTTTTACTTTAAAGTTACCAAGACCATGATTAAATTCAAAACAAGCATCATCAAAACTTTCCATTTCTTTTATAAATGTTGGTTTTTCTATTCTTGCAGAATAAGTATCATCTGGTATGTAATGTGTACAACTATCTAAAGTGATAAAATCACCTATCTGAACAACTGCATCAGGTTTTATTTTTTTAATGTATTTACCAAACCATCTAAATCTTTGTTTATCTACATCAGGTGCATCATGAGTATCACCAATAGCTATAATTTTCATACTGGATCACCTTTTGGTATAATTAAATCTTCTTCACTCTTACAAATAAATTTTATATAAATTTGATATTGATTAACATCATCTTTACCGATCTCTTTAGATTTTATTAATGATTCTTGATAACCTGCATTAAGACAAGAATACATATCATTATATGTTTCTTTTACTTTAAATGGTTCCATACATTCACCAGCAAGTAAAGAACACATAATCATATACAAACTGTATTTCATTAATTTTATTTTTTACCATTTCTGAATATTTGTGTTCCCTTAATACCATAGATGCTCGCCACTACGAGAATCCACAAATTTGTGAACCAGCTCGGAAGTGTAGAGAAATAATCAAAGAAAAGTTTTACCTTATCCATTGCTGTTGGGTCTTCTGATATAACTGCCCAAGCCAGTACCAAAATTGGCGCCGACAAAATTAATAAAACAAACTCGTCTTTCCAGTCCGATTGTCTTGCTTCTAAAAGTTTGCCCTCGTATTCTTTTTCACCCTTTGCCATAGCCATAGCAGTTCTATGCTGAGCATCTGCCATTGCCATTTTAGTTTCTTGTCTTTTACGATAGATGTGTCCACCTGCTTTTAATCCTGCTGATAAAATATTTAACCACATAGATATATCCTCCTAGTTGAGAATACATTATCAATTATAGGTAGTAATTACAACTTTATTCCACAACTTGACCTTTATCCCATTTCATATCAGGCAAACCATTTTGGTAAGACTTACCATCATAAGTCAAAACTTGTTTACGATTAGAACCCTTTTCATTATAGCTACAATGCACCCACCCTTTTGCACCATCTGTTGGAGAATAAAACTCCAATATAAGCTGATCAAAATCGCAATTATTCTGTATCCAGTAAGCTATCTTAATATTTGGAATACCAGCTATTTCAAAATCAACTGCTTGGCCTTTTGCATGTTGACTAGTTTTTTTGCTACCAATAGCTTCGCAAAGTGCTTCTGATCGGTACCCTGATGTTATAGTAACTGGTTTGTTAAAATGTGCTCTTGTCGGTTCAAGTATTTCATAACAAACATTTTCTAAATTTTTTATATCTCCAGAACCTGGAGAGTTATCAATACCTTTTCTCGTAGCTGTCATTGATTTGGTCATCTCTTCCAATTTGAAGTGTTTACTTAATTGCATATACCCTCCTTAAATTTTGATTATAAGATTATAGATAATTGTTGCCATTCCTATTATTAACATAGCAGTTGATGACATTACTATTTTTTCAAGTCTTTCTATTTTTTTTCCATTTTGTTCAATTTTTCTATTAGTTTCTTCTTGCATTATCCTACACAATTTTTCATGATCATCAATCCTTTGATGTGCACCAGTTGTTGAATAATCTCGTATTCTTTTTTTTCTAATAATTTTTACCATTTATTTACCTTGACCTCTGTAACGCATCTGTTTTCTGCTTCTACCTTTTCTTTTACTTTTATTCATACTACTAACTTTTTTAGGGTTTCTACCTATACTTGTACCCTTACTAGTTTTTTCATATTCTACTTTTACCCCAAATAGTGGCTTTTTTTTTGCCATTTATATATACCCTATACTTTCCCCCCTAAATAGCTTCAATGCCCCTCTCGGTGCTTCTATGAAGCTTGTAGGTATCCATTTTAAGCTAGATTAAACCTTTTTTTTGGTTTTTATCTTTTTTAACTCATTTTCTATTTTAGTGAGATAAACGACAAAATCCATTGCTTCTTCTCTAGCATCTTTGATCCACTCTAGCATAGGTTTAGTATTATTGGTAATAGTTTTTTTAAATTGTTTCATGCCTTGTTTGTGCCTTTTTATATGCAACTTCAAGACATCATTTATTATTGGATCATTTGTAGGTTTTATCATTTTATGCTATAAGAAAGTATGGGAGTTAGAAAGCCATTAGCCAGTATTCCACCTTGACTATTTATCTTTTTCATTATTTTCTTTTAACTTCATAATAGGTGGTCTTTCATAATCTTTTATACCAATATGTTTTAATTGACTTGTTAAATCAGTCCAAATTTCACCATTACATTGTTTCCATAAAGCACAAAAATAGTAATCTTCACTTAAATATCTTTGAGTATTTTCTCTATCTTCTAAAATACCCTGACCTTGTATGCCACAATCAAAAAAAGCATATTCTTCATTACCTAAAACTTCTTTTGGTTCTCTTTTATTATCTAATTTTGCTCTTACATCTGTTTTGTATTTTATTTGTGGGTATTTTTTAATAATTTCTTGAAAAACTTTTCTTTCTATACACATAAAACCAGTGCCTGCATAATTTACTTTTTTAAATCCTTTTTCATTATCTTCAAGATCATACTTACCAAGTGGAAAATTTATACACCAACCAAAACTAGCATCACCTTTTTCTATAGGTGTTTCGTTTTTTAATGGATATGGAGCAGATACAAGAGGTTTGTCAAATAATAAAACTCTTATAAATTCTTGTGGTTGAAATATTATATCAGCATCAATAAAAAATAAATGAGTATACTCTTCTTGTTTTAAAAATTCAGAAACAAGTTTGTTTCTTGCTCTTGTAATTAAGCTATCTCTTAACCACATCATACCACAACCAATCTGTGCTTGTAATAAAGCATCTCTTACATTTATTATTGATGAAATAGTTTGCAAATGTATTTTTTGATCAAAACTTGGAATACCAATTAGTACGTTTTTTTTCATAATGAGGGAGTAGATAGTGGTTTGGTGGTAAATCTACTCCCTTTATCTTCCTATCATTAAAATGCCCACGATACAAATGAATAACGTGTTCCTTTAGTTGTTTCAGTTACTTCATGTGGAAACATAAAGTTAGATGGAAATAATAATATATCTCCTGTTTTTAAAGATATTTTTTTATTTCTACACATAAAATTAGAACCTTCATAATCTTCATTTAGATTTGCTACAATTGATACTATAGGCACTCCTTTCATCTGACCATCAAATATACTATGTATATGATCGTAGTGTTCTCTCATCATAGTACCAACAACATATCTATTAAAACGTATTGGACTAAATTTACTTAACCATGGCCCTTCAGTTTTACCGCCTGGTGCACTATATTTTTTTTGATATTCATTTAATGCTTTTACAAGATAAGGTGTAATTTTTGCTTGTTGTTCTTTAGTACAAGGCATAACATCTAATTCTTTTGTAGGTTCAGATGTTGTTTCACCTGATGCATAATTATTCCATGTATGTTTTTTCCATATACCTTTGTTACATTCATTTATTAATTCTTCACAAAGTTCTTTTGGTATGTGATTTTTTACATAAATAAAATCTTCAATTGTGTTCATTCATCATTCTCCTTATATCTAAATGTGTTAAAGATTGCTCTGAACCTATAGTATCTATACTAAAAGTATTAAATGATATACTTATTCTATCTTCATCAGATTGATTTATAGGAACACTATGTTTTAAAGAAGATGGAAAAATTATTAATTCTCCAGCTTTACAAGGCAACATAAAAGTTTCTGCATTCATGTGGTTATATTTTACTGGGTCTAACTTTACACCATCTTGAACACTTTTTGCAAATTGAATTGGTGGTGATTTATCATTTATTTGAAAATACATAACACCTGATACAATACTATTTGGGTGTACATGTTCATGATGTTTTGAACCTTTTGGGTTTCTATTTGCCCAACATTGAGTAATAACTAACCTTTGTTTAGAATTTAATACTGTATTTGTATATTCATTTAAGGATTCAAATAAAAAAGTTTTAATTTTTGATAATATATTTTGTTTTAGTAAATATGAATCATCTGATCTATAGTTACCATTTTGTTGTTGTTCACGATAACTTATAGTTTTTAAAAAATTTAATTCTTCATCAATTGATTCTTCATAAGGTAAAATTAATAAAGGTACTGGAAACAATTGTATTAATTCTTTTTTCATAACCACTACCACCTTAATAAATTATTTATTTATCCTTGTAAACCACCATGTGAATCTGATGAAGATGCAATATTTCCTCTTGCTCCAGATGCAATATCACCAAAATCAGCTGCATTACCTGTGGTTGCAATAGTTACAAAATCTAAAATATTTGTTTGTGTTGGCGACCCAGAATAACCTCCACCCCATACTGCTCTAGTATTGTTAGTTGTACAAAATCTTGCTGAAGCAGAAACTGTTAAATCACCAAAATCTGTTCCATTTCCTGTACTACCAATAGTTACATAATCTATTACATTTGATTTTGATGGAGTAGCCCCTCCTCCTAATAATGCTCGTGTTGAACTTGCACCCATTCCAGTTTGTGCTCTTGATACTGAAGCATCACCAAAATCTGTTGCGTTGCCTGTTGATCCAATTGTTACATAATCAATTATGTTTGCTATTCCTGAACCTGGTCCTCTAGGTCCAAAAAGACCTCTTGTTGAGTTAGCAGTACCACCTGCACCATTGCCTCCAGCAGTCAAATCACCAAAGTCAGTAGCATTTCCAAATGTTGCTATGGTTACATAATCAATAACATTTGAATAATTTGGTGAAGATGGAAAATAACCACCACCCCAAACACCTCTAGTGTTATTTGAAAAAGCACCTTGATTTGCTCTAGCAAGTGTACTATCTCCAAAATCAGATGCATTACCAAATGATGCTAACTCTATAGCTGAAATTTGTGTTGTATAACCACTTGCAGCACCACCATCTGCTTCTAACATTCTTGTTGCATTACCACAACCTCCACCCCAATTTTCTGCATTTAAAATTAATGAACCAAAGCTGACTGTATTACCTAATGTTGTAATATTAAATGTTTCAATTTTAGGCGATGGTGGTCCACCACATATTATTGCTCTACCTGATCCAGGCATATAGTTTACTGATGGACGTTGTAATACTCCTAAAGCTAGTCCACCATGACCATTGCTACAAGCACTAGTAGCACTTTTAGCTTCGGTTAAATCTCCAAAATCTGAAGCATTACCACCAGTTGGTATTGTAACAAATTCTATAACATTTGAAAGTGAACCATCTGTACCACCACATTTAACTCCTCTTATTTTATTTGAAGTAGTACCAGCAGAAATACGATCAGAAGATGTATCACCAAAGTCTGTTGCATTTCCTGCAGAAGAAATTTCAACAACATCTATACTTGTTTGTCTACTAGTTGAAAAACCATTAAAAAAAAGACCTTTAGTAGTTGAACTTGCTCCACCTAAATATCTAGTTGCTACAGTTAAATCTCCAAAGTCTGTCGCATTACCAGTTGTTGCTGTTGTAAAAAAATCAATAGCGTTTGTATTATTACCATCTGATTTTTCACCTCCTGCAAATAAAGTTCTTGTAGGATTTGATAAAGCACCTCCTCTATCGGTTCCGTTTGAAAGATTTCCAAAATCTGCATTAAATCCATTATTAGCTGTTGTTATAAACTCAACTGTATTTGAAAATGAAGGTGCTCCATTACCCATAAATAAAGAACGAGTACTATCTCCTGCTGATCCATTAGTTCTTGGAGTTATTCCTAGCGATACAAAACTTGCACCGTTTCCTTGTGTTGCAAAAGTTACTTGTTCAGAAGATCCTCCTCTTGCCCAAAAACCACGAGTGGCAGAAGCTCCAGATTGAGATTCACCAACAGTTGTTGTTAAATCACCAAAATCTGTAGCATTACTTGCTACAGCTATATTAAAAGTTTCAATTTTATTTGTATTACTAGGAGTGTATCCACCACCTACTAAAGCTATACTACCATCACTCCAATCATTACTTCTTTGTTTTTTATATGCTTCTTTAATATCCCAAACTTTTCCTGAATTAGACATTATTCAATACCTCCATGTGAACCACAAACTGCACTACCTAACATTCTTGCTACAGTTAAGTCACCAAAGTCAGTCGTATTACTTGTAGATGCTATTGTAATATATTGAATTATATTTGATGCACTACTAGTATCACCACCCATAAATAATCCTCTTGTTTTATTTGATGTTGCCATAGGTCTATTATTTGAAACCAAATCGCCAAAGTCTGTTGCGTTTCCTGTAGAAGCAATCGTAATATAATCCATTTGATTAAAATAAGTTGATGTACCACCAGTATAAGTAAAACCACCTGCAAAAACACCTCTTGTATTATTACTTAATCCAGTGGGCCAACCTCTCGTTACTGATTGATCACCAAAATCTACAGCATTACCATTTGTAGTAATTGTTGCGTATTGCATAACATTAACATAACCTGCTGGAACAGTATCTGCACCTGACCATACTATTCTTGTCGTACTTGCTAATCCTCCTGATCCACCACCTGTAGTAGTCATATCTCCAAAATCTGAAGCATTACCTCTTGAAGTAATCGTAACTGCGTCCATGTTATTATTTCTTCCACTTGGACCCTCTCCACCACCAAATACTGCTCTTGTTGAACTTGAGTTACCACCCATTCTTGCATTTGATGCATTAAGATCACCATAGTCAGCACCATTACCTTGTGTTGTAAAAATTATTTCACTAATATCTGTTGATGGTGATAATGAACCTGAACCTCCTGCACAAATTGCTCTTACTGTATTTGAACCTCTTGCATCATAAGATGCTTGTGTTCTAATTAAATCTCCGAAATCTACTGCATTTCCTGTACTTGAAACAGCAACATAATCACAAATATTACTTGCACTTGGTGTCATTCCTCCCATTGCTATTGCTCTATCTGTATTAGCACTACTTGGCATATTTACCGTTCCACCCATTCCACTATGTTGTGTGCAATAATAATACAAAATATAAGGTGTTGATGTTGTAACTTCTATTTTTGTAAATGCTGTAGCAGAACCTGGACTGCCAGATGTTGTTATACCAGTAGTATATTCAGAACCACCAGCATGTGAACCATTCGGTGTTTCTGAAAATCTTAATGGGTGTCCACTGTTACTACTATCATCTTGATTAAACTCGTATGTGCAACCAGGAAACAAAACAACATACTGTTGAGTGTTACCATCAATAGCATATTTGTTTCCACCTGAAGAAACAACTGTTACAGTATATTTAAATGTTATTGATCTAGCCACCGACTAACCCTCCATGTCCGTTTGCTGATGCAGCGACATTGTTTGTTGTTACAATTAAATCTCCAAAATCTGTAGCATTAGCAGTTGATGCTATTGTTATTTGATCTATTTCTGTTGTATTAGAAGGAGTTTGTCCACCTGCAAAAGTTCCTTTTATTGTATTTGAAGCTACTGAACCATGTAAGCCTCTTCTTGCTGTAACAAGATCACCAAAATCTGAAGCGTTACCAGTTGTAGCAATTGTAATATAGTCAATTGTATTATTATTAGCTGATGTAGTAGGTGAAGCACCTCCTCCAAAAACACCTCTAACAGTTGAATTGGCTCCAGCTAATTGTGCTCTCGCTACACTTAAATTTCCAAAATCAGTTGCATCACCTGTAGTAGAAATTGTAACATAATCTATAACATCACTTAAACTTGGTGTTGCACCCCCTCCATTTATACCTCTAGTATTTGAAGATAAACCTGCAACGTTGTGTTTTGCTACACTTAAATTTCCAAAATCTGCCGCATTACCGAGTGTTGATATTGTTACATATTCTATAGAATTACTCACACCTGCTGGAACAGCTACACCTAATGAGTACATACCTCTAGTATTATTTGCAAGAGCTGATCCTGCTTCAGACGCACTAATTGTATTTCCAAAATTAGCAGAATTACCTTTTGTAGCAAATTCAACATATTCAATAATTGCTGGATAACTAAGACTTGGGCCAGCATATCCATTAGCACTTAAAGACCTAGTTTTATTAGAAAACCCTCCTGCAAATTGTCTTCTTCCAGTTGTTAAATCTCCAAATTCTTGGGCGTTACCTGTAGAAGAAATATTAATAGTTTGAATAAGTTGTAATTGTGGTGAACCTCCTGCAAACATTCCAATATCCCCACCAGCTTCATTAAATGGTAATGGTCTTGTTCCTTGATAACCGTCGTTTAGACCACCATGTGAATCACTAACCACTGCACATTCTGTAGTATTAAATAAAAAATCTCCAAAATCTGATACTGTTCCACCAGTTGCTATAGTAAAAAAATCTATAACATTAGTATTACCTGATGGAGTGCTACCCATACAATATAAACCTCTTACAGAGTTACTTGTCCCACCTGCACCTCCTCTTCCTGATGAAGCATCTCCATAATCAATTGCATTTCCTTGTGATGAAATATTTACAAATTGAATAGTGTTTACATAAGATGGTGTAGTTCCTAAACCAAAAACACCTCTAGTGCTAGATGATAAACCTGCAACAGAATTTGTAGCTGTTGTTAAATCCCCAAAATCGGTAGCATTACCAGTGGTCATTATTTGAACAAAATCAATTTTATTAGAAACAGAAGGTGTTGAACCTCCACCAAATAAAGCTCTAGTAGGCGATGAAGCTCCACCATTTGCTTCAGTTGTAGTAGAAGCAGTCAAATCTCCAAAATCGGTTGCATTACCTGTAGATGAGATTGTTACATAATCTATAATATTTTGTATAGAGGGAGTAATTCCACCAGCTACTATTCCTCTAGTTTCATTAGATGTACTAAATAAATTTCTTCTTCCTGTACTTAAATTACCAAAGTCAGCTGCATTACCTAAAGTTTGAATCGTTACATATTCTAAAGTATCTAAAGGACTATTTCCTTGAAACACACCTCTTGTAAAACTACTAAAACCAGTTTGATCTCCTCCAGTTAAAGCTAAAGGTTTTCCAAAAACACTTGCGTTACCTGTTGAAGCAATAGTAACAAAACCTATTACACCTCCACCATCACTTGATTCAATTAATGCTCTAGAATTTGCATTAGGCCAATAACCACCCATAACTGCATCATAAACTTCACGCAGATTCCAAATGCCTTTTGCATCATCTAGTTGTGGGTAGTTTGCCATTCATTAACCTATTTTTTTAGACCAAATATGACTTGCAGCATTAGTTTGATTAAATGGTACAGTTGCATTTGGATCACTAGGATCTTGTTCAGTCCAATCAGATGTATATGTATCTAAATACGTTTTTACATCTGCTTCTGTTTCTAATTCACCTAAACCAGTTTCATTTGAATTATCAACTGTTGCACCAATCATAACTTCATCAGTAGTAGGATAATATCCACCATCATCAATCCATGTTGGTATTGTACCTGCACCTGTTAGTTTATATTTTACTATCTTGTTTGCCATTTGTTTCCTCCTTATTATAAGATATTTGACTATTTAAAGATTGTTCATCATATAACTTAAATCCTCTTCTTTCTGCAAATTTTTCTGCATCAGAAGAAAATTTATCAGCACATGCTTCTAACCATTGCATAGTCATTTCATGAGTAGGGGCTTTACCTTCGTCCATAAGTTTATTTTCCATTTTGAGATAAGCATATATTTCTGCTTGTGCTTGTGCAGAGTTTATACCCATATCAAAAAGGTAAATTAAATTACCCTCATCAATAACACCACCTCTTGCTCTTGCCGCATTTAATGCTTGTTTCATGCAAGTCATGACATGGTATCTTGATTCTTCTTTCTCATATTCTTCTTCTGTTATATCATCTTTTCCTAATTTTTTAAGGATAGATTTATATTGATTAGTAAAAAAATTCATTTTTCTAATAGCACCAGATATGGAATTTTGAATATTATTCATATTGACTTTAATTTCCAAAATTTCAGTTTCAAGAAGTTCTTTTTCAAAATCATCTTTAAAACTTCCATCAGCTAATTGTTTTTCTTTCTGACGAAGTTCTATGTCTTTTTTCATCATTTTAAGATGTGCTTCTTCTAAAGCCATTCTTGTTTTATCTATTTCTGCAAGTGTATGTTTAACAGATCGTATAGGTGTTATTGCAGTTACATCTAGCATTACACCCATAAACTGTGAGTGTGATTTATAAAAATTAGAGCTAGATTGTTTTATTGCTGGAAGTGTTTTATTTATATTTTCCAACATTGTCTTGTACTCTTTCTTCACTAAATTAGATGAAGATATTTGTGGTATTATTAGATCATTTGACATTGTTTTCTCCTTTGGTAATTTCTATCACAAGTATTAAGAAAGTCCACCATGACCTGTAGAACTACCAGAAGAATAAGTGGCAGTTGATAGTAAGTCACCAAAATCTATTGCATTTCCTGTTGAAGCAATAGTTATATAATCACAGACATTGGTAGCACTAGGGTCTTGACCACCACAAAATACACCTCTTATTTTATTACTAGAGCCATTAGGACCTACTCCTCTAGCAACTGATAAATCTCCAAAGTCGGTTGCATTACTTGTTGAAGCGATTGTTATGTAATCCATAACATTTGAAGCACTCGGAGTTTTTCCACCAGCAGATACTCCCCTGACTGCACTACTTACTCCACCTGCATCAAATCTTGATTCAGTTAAATCTCCAAAATCTATAGCATCTCCTAAAGATGAAAAAGTCATATATTGAATAGTATTTACTCCTGATGGAGCAGTATAACCTCCAACTCCTACTCCTCTTGTAGTACTATTAATATTATTAGCCCCTTGATAAATATCAGCTGTTGTATTTCCAAAATCTGTTGAATTACCTGTTGTTGCAATAGTTACACTATCCATTCTATTATCGTCGCCTGGAGAATCGCCTCCCATAAAAACAGCTATAGTATCATTACTTGCACTTAAAGCACCATAACGACTATTACTTAAATTT